AGTCATTATTGCATTTAATGGTTCAACAAATCTTGCTGTTATAGAACGGGGCATACCTGCCAGTTGATCATAATCAATCCGCCTTATTTCGGCTTCTTTGACTGTATCTTCTCGACCTTCGGATATACGCTTAAATTTAACTATCCTATTTTCAAATTTGTTTATGTCAATCATTTATGGTAGTATTTCCGGAAAAGTTTCCTTAACTAATTTGTAAGTTAAACCTCTATACTTTAACTTTTTGTCTTTAACTTGAATTACAACTTCAGCCTCTTTAGGATGTAAGCTCTCTAACATTTGTACAAAAAGTTGCTCTCTTCGTAATTGAGTAAGTCCGTCATGACCCCCTTCAACATATAAATAAAATTTTTTAATATTGGGATATAGATATGTGGGATTGTACTCATCAGGAGAACCTACACATTTATATGGAGGAGCTCCGGAAGGTAGAGCAAATTTTATATCTGGATGAAAGGCATATCTTAATAAGTCCTTTAGAGGATTTGATTCATTTTCCAATAAGACATTCTTTCTAGCCTTAATGGAATTTGCAGCCGCTATATCTTCAAATATTAATGGAATACTTCTTGTCGCCATAAATTAAAACTCCGATAAAGATTCTGTAAGGTTTTTCAATCTATGATTTATAAAATACGTAAGTAGTCTTTTTCTGTCACCAACTGCTACTGTTTCAAATTGTTTAGTTATATTTATACAAATTGACTCAGGTACTTCACTCAAGTCAACTAACTGTTTGTTTCTATTAAAGTTTCTTAACATTTCACTACTACAATACATGTCTGGATCTATCTCATACCAAGCATCTACTTTCTTCTTGGTTATTGGCTTTTGGCGGCGTCCTTCATCAACAAATACGTTGTCATCAGACATAATATTAGGAACACCATCTCCGACATCACCTTTTATAATTTTTTCATGTAATGACCATTTGGCATCCCCCTCGACAAACTTCTTTTGCATAGGTGAATATTGTCTAACATTAAATGCATGAAGTTGAACAAAATCTTTATCACTTGATAGTATCAAAGTTCTTTCATTTGCTAGTCTCACCAAGACGGCAATAATATCATCCGCCTCCGCCTTTTCCACTTGAATCAATTTATAAGGAAACCATTCTGTTAATTCTTCTTTCAATTGATTCAAACATACATAAAGATTTTCCCAGTCTATTGAAGTTGCCGCTCTTGACTTTTTTCTAGAGGCTTTATAGTTTGGAAATATATCTTTACGCCAAGTCTTTCGATCATCACAACATAAGATCAATTCGCCATATTCACCTACAAATTTTGTTCTGTAAATACGCAAAGCATTTAATACTGCAGGCCTAACTGTATCTATATTTGCATCAGAAAATTTAGCGGCCATCATATATGACCCAATAACTATTTGTGAAAAATCAACTAGCTGTGCCATCTTCTTCTATTACCTCAAATTCGGCTTCTTCTTCTACTTCTTTTCGAATAGCCTCTTTTTGTGCTTTCACTTCAGGTGAATCTTCTATAGCATGTAAAAATTGTTGCCATTGGCCACCACGTAATTTCCAATTATAAAACATATCAAAATAACTTCGTTGTATCTTCAAAAGATTTTGTACATCTTCATCCCAGAAATGTGCAATAGCTCGACCTAAAATATGTCCATGAACTTGTGCATGTTTTTCATGATCTTCTTCATAACCATACATCCATGGAAAGTTTGCACCTGTTTCCGGTAATGCGCCAAGATTAGGAACTACACACAAACATGCCGCACTCATTGCTTCAATTAAAGTGAGACAACTCGTTTCTTCATAGATACTTGGATATGCCATAATATGTTGAGTCTTTAACATCTCCCGAATTTCATCATTTGAAACTGTTCCATGATAATTAACTCCATCCATTTCTTCCGCACGTTTATATATGTGGCGAAATTGTTCATCTAAATGTCCACGATCATATAGTTTAAAACTAGAATAAATGTTTAACTCGGCATTCATTCCCTCTCCAAGTTTTTCTCTCATGAATTCCCATGAATTCAAAAGTAATTCTAATCCTCTATGTGGTGTAGAAAAATAACACACATTAATTTTATCACCATCTTTAGGTTTCTTATGTTCTGGAATAGGATAGACCGCGTTTTGAATTACTACACCTTTTTCATAAGGAAAATTAAGATATGTTTTAAACATGTATTGTTGCCAATGACTTACAAATACCACACGTTCAAAATTTTTCCAGTTTTCTTTATCTTTCAAATGTTGTACTTCTGGATCATTTGCAAGATCATGTATCCATAGAATTCTCTGTTTATCTGTTTCTAACTTCCTAATTCTAGTACTAATAAATTGAAACTTATCTTTCAATCCTGGCTCATGTTTTTCCATTTCATCAAAAAGCCATTTTCTCATAAGCTCTGTACCGCCTATTGCCTTTTCGGATACAGCATCTAATACTTCTTCATCACCACTAAAATCAATATCAAACTCTACTTCTTCGGTAGGATTTATTATTGATACTTCTTCTGATTTAGATTTTTTTGGGGGTTTTCCTAAAGTATTGGGGCTTTCTTCAACGTTCACTGCTTTAACCATATATCTCCATATTTTAAATTACTGTATTATATAGTAATACCACAGGAGAGCAATATTGCTTTCGTAGTGAGAGAGTGGGTCTATGTACCTAGTAAAGTTCAAAACCAGGCGGAGAAAACCCCTACGATTACTCCTGTGGTATTTTTAATTTTTATTCTATTATAACATGTATATTTGAATTGTCAAGTATCTACTAAAAATTTTCAAATTCCTCTGTAGTATTTTCCAATATTATACAATCTGCGGCTACATTAGGAATAGGTACACAACCTTCCTGATTCTCTTCTAACTCACGAACTTTGGCTTCTGCACTTTTCAACATAGATGCGAGTTCGTTGTTTCCGCCTACCAAATAATCAATCCGTTTCAAGTATTTGGTCATTTGTACTGAAGCTTCAGCAAATAGCTCTTCTTCAATTTTTTGTCTCAACATATCTTCATGATGTTGATGTTTATTTTTTATTCTCTTCTTCGTGTGATGTTTACTCATAACTTTGCCGTAAATTGCTTATCAGTTATAGATTGTGGTCCGTCAAAATTCGGACTGGGTTTATGTTTCTTCTTACCAAAGATAGCTTCTGGTTTATGATACAACCATGTACCTTCTTTGACAAGTATTTCTAGTTGAGCATAACATTCATCTGAACATACAACAACAGAATCCGGCTCATTGTTCCACCAATGTCCAACATCATGCTTTGGTCTAATTTGTGATTTATAACAATATGAACAAATCATAAGTTTGCTGTAAATTGTTTATCTGTAATTGCTACTGTTTGAGATATAGTTTCCACCGGTACATAATTTGCTTCAATCATATCTTGTTTCCATACCATCTTAATATCTGAATAATATATTCCAGCAGAACGTTTAGGAGTTCCATCTGGATGATATGCCATTGCCGTACAAGTCCATTGAGTTTTCTCATTTTCTTGAGGTCCCATAAAATCTGCAATCCAATCACCAGTCTTCAAATAATGTTCCATTTGCCGAATATAAGCCTTCTTAGCTTCTGCTAAATTCAATTCATGTTGTCGTACATTAGGAGTTATACCGCGACCGCGAGAATTTCTAGCGTGAGCTGATGCCATATCTTTCGCCTCTTTAATCCATATTTTAACATTTTTCATTGAGAGTTTATCTTCATCAGGTTTTGCTAAAACAGACTTCGCTATATTCTTATACTCTGCCGGTTTTTTCTTTGCTCTCATTTCAGCAAGTCTTGTTCGTAACTTCTCTTTATGTTCTTCTGAAAGTTTACGAGTTTTCTTTGCTGGTTTAATTGGTGTTCTTTCGATTGTAATTTTTTTTCTTGCCATGATCTCTCTCTATAATATAAAATGAAATGTGAAAAAACCATATGTTTGTCCTTGTACTTCGACACCTAGAATCTTGAGCCTGCGAACTTCTCACGAATCGTCATCGCCATCCTAGTGTATGCGATTGAATATCATCTCTGAAATGACAGGGACTTAATCGCAACATTCATACATAACATTCCTACTTCAGAGTCATTGAAGGGGACGTTACCCTACAGCTTCGGTCAACGAACCTCCGCCATACCTCTGACCACACTCTACCACTAACTCAGAATGTTTAGGCTTTTTCACATTATTAAAAAGTTGTAAAAATATAATTAAATTCTAAATTAAAAACTCGTAAAAAATATATATTCCACTTATCAAAAAACGACAAATACGAATATGTAATAAGTAATAAAAAGGTAAATCTCAAACTGAAAAGACTCATTACCATATTATCCAATTCCTGTCCAACGAACTTCATTAACTCCGCTGCCGTCAAGAACATTACCTCTGGCAAAGTTCCTTGCTGGTGCGTTCCATCCAGCGGCTTTCAACATATCACCTTCACGGAATTTCTTGTCACCGGCCTTGGCGATAAAACCACAAACTGATCGTGAACCACGTTTATCTGAAATGATTTTCCAGTAACGGCGTCCTTCAATGACACCTAAACCATCACCGTATTCTCTTTCCATTTCTTTTTTGACATCTGAATAGCCTGCGTATGAGTCATGTCGTGCACACCTATTAGACCAACGTTTATAATCTTCTCTCATAGCGACTAAAACTTTTCCAATTTCTTTTCTCATAATATTCTCCTTTGTAGGTTAATTAAAGTGAAAAATTCAAGCGGTATTCACCTCATTCTTCTCTCATCTTTCACTACCATTATATCAAACTTCCGTCAAAAAGTCAAGTGTTTATATCAACTTTTTTATATTGCACCCATATCTGCAAGATAATTTTCTAATGCAAAATAAGCATCAATATCTTCAGGACGAGTATCTTCATCCAACTCTATTCCGGCTCCGTGAGCCTCAAAATAAGAACTAATTAGTTCTTCTAAACTTCTGTTTAAACTTAAATCAAATCTTTCCATAATATTCTCTCATTCTAAATTTGTTGGCTCAACATGTTCACCGCTCATACACAGAACAAGCAGTAGGAGCCGAGCCGTTCCCCATTATTAAGGGTTCATTCGTTAAAATAATTTCGTGTACATTCCGGTGTGTCTTTCAAATACTTCTGCTAACGAATCATTGTACACACCATTGTATTCTTTAACTGACTTCTCTTCAAACTTCCTAGTGAACTTACAAAATTTCATATCGTAAGTATCCATTGAATTCAATGTGATTTTCAGATAGTTTGAATTTGAACTATTCCTTCCAATTCTCATTGACAAAGAGTTTTCATCTCCCGCGAGATTCTTGGCTCCTGTCATCATACGGAATTTGTTTCCGCCAAGTTGTTTCAAAATCGTTTCTGCTACTATCAAATTACTCATGCCACCTTTTTACTATTTTTCAAAAGTTCTTCAGTTGAACACTCATAACCAAAAAAGTGTTCATCAATTTCAACAACAACATCATCAGCTTTACATTTTTTCAAAAAAGAATCTGAAACTAATAACTTAGTTTCTTTCATCGCCCACAATCTTGCTGCTGTTAATGTCTCAAAAATATCTGAAGAAAGGAATTCACCTTCCTTAGACAATTTTGCAATGTAATATGTTTCGTTATTTTCCATTTTCAATCTCATCAAAGGTTAATCTTCTCTCATCTTTCACTACCATTATATCAAATCCTCGCCGGAAAGTCAAGTGTTTATTCAAACTTTTTTTAGAATCTCATAGAAGGTGGAGCAGATAATACCACATCCATACCCTCAGTAGTTGCTGTGAAGTTATGTCCTAGATCCTTGAGTTCTTCCACTAGTTCCCACTTGCGAGCTCTACAAAGTTCTACCGCAGTCTCCATAGCCGCTAGATTAGCAGCGTTTTCTTTGAGTTCTTCCAACCGACTTTCGATCAACATTCCTTCAACT